AGTAGATCACCCCACTTCTTCCCAAATCCTGGAAAGAAGAGGTCCAGAATTTGTTTCTGGAGATCAACTGGTAGACGATCCGTAGCAGAGGAGAGATCGAACGAGTACGCCTTTTCTCCTAATCGGAGACGAGGCAACACAAACTCTAATACCGGCTTCCATTGATCATGAGTCCCATCCTGCGGAATCTTCCGGAGGGCGTGACTGATGGCAATATGAAGAGGTTTTAGTACAGCTTGTGTCCACCAATCGGTGATCGCAACGATCCGACGTTTACCCGCTGGTTCCTTAATCGTCGAAAGACGACCAAGAGACCGGGGTAGATTAACCTTTGCTAGTACAAGGATCGGGAGGACAGGAAGGACTAACAGAGAGATAATAAGGAACCACCCAACTAGGATCCAATTACGTATATGGATACCAACACGCAACCATGCCCATCCCGTTACTGGGTTAAGCATGAGAGCAATGGCATCCGCTCCAGAGAACCAAGTCGCTCGCGGTCCATTTGGACCCGCAGATTCGCTAACGCCCCATACTATGGAGCCGAGGCGAATCCGAGGAAACCATGAAACCACGAGTGCTACTTCCTCGGACCCCAGAACCTTAAAGGTTCCGGAGAACTCCTCTGTAATAGAGGACAGGTCAGGAAGTTGGCGAAACTGGAGAACACGGTAAAAGGAAAGAATAGTTAGGGTGCAGCGCAGATGGAGAAGACCAACCGCAGTCATTCCCTCAAGATTTTCTGAGAGAATCTTACGGATGGCAAACGGGATGATCATAGGAAGACCACTCCGTGAAAGACGGACAATAACACCCGATTGGTTACGGATGTATTGAGACCGGTTCACGAAATGTATCATGATCCGCATACACTCCTTGAGGTATAAACACAGGAATTTCTTTCCGGATTTACGCCCAAGAGTTTGTAGACGGAGCACTAACTCCCGGTAATGAACCAGTGATTGTTGAAGTCCTACTGACGTTAGTAGCACGTGTGCCATTCCCCACAAATCGTGGAGAGAGGCCCATGCTCTGGAAACTTTAGCAGCTGTAATATCCTTGAATGGCATATTTGTCACGATAGTTTATTATAGTTTCCCTATAAGCTAGTTTTCTTGTTACAAACGGGTAGGGGGTGAGCCTTCCGCTCATAAGCCCAGCTGCTACGCGACAGGCACAAGACAGAGGAAAACTCAACTTAAGCACATTAGTGCCATCACTCGCCCAGGGCGTCTCTGTACCGGGTTGGGAAAGCCGGGTCGAGA